GATTTACACAACCTTACCGGAAAACATTTCGAGATTTGAGCGATTAAATTATACCGATACGGCAGATACGGGCGAAGACTATTTATGCTCGATTAATTATATTGCTTATAATGGGCAAGCGTATATCTTAAACGTATATTATACAAAAGCTCCGATGGAAATTACAGAACCGGCGTTGGCAACTTTTTTGCATGACGACGAAATACAGACCGCATTTATCGAGAGTAATAATGGTGGACGAGGTTTTGCAAGGGCAGTCGAGAAAAGTATGTTTGAAAAATACAAGGATAGAGCAACTGCGATTAAATGGTTCCACCAAAGCGAAAATAAATTAGCGCGAATTTATTCCGCGTCGGCATTTGTGCAAAACAATATATTTTTCCCTGCGAACTGGAAAGATAGATTCCCGGATTTTTACAAGTCAATGAATACGTTTTTGAAAGAAGGGAAAAATAAACATGACGATGCACAAGATTGTATCTCCGGCGTTGCTGAAAGACTAATGGGCAAATCCGGCGTTCACTTTTAACAAAATTTTATAAGAGACTAAACATGAGTTATTACACAGCTACAGACCAAGCAAATCTAAAAATACTTGCTGGTAAAATTAGAAACGATTCTAAGATGTTCACAAATTTAATAGAAGAAGATATAGCATCTAAGCGTAAGCAAGATATGAGAGTGGGGACAAGATACTTCCAAGGACAGCATGATTATCTTAATCATTTGAATTATGATTATATCGAAGAGAATAAGCCTCAAGTAAATACAACAAGAGCAAATAACTTAGTTCCCAATCCTTTTGACAGACTTCTCAAAATACAGAAACGTGATAACATTGTAGGCAAGCCCATAAGCGTAAGCATTGCAGAGGTGGACGTACAAGATGAAAAGAAACCCACATCGGAAGAACTAAAGAAAATTCAACAAGCGAGTGATTTTCAGACAAAGTTACTTGCAGAACTAGGAGACAAGTTCGATGATCTTATGAGTGATGTTGTGATAGGTGCGAGTAATGCGGGGGTTGAATGGATACATCCGTACATTGATGATAAAACAAAATTTCAGTATGTAATAACTCCCGCCGTTGGGATAATTCCTTTCTTCGATATGCAATATCAAGACCAATTAGTTTCCGTTATTCGCTATTACCAGTATCAAGTAATAGACGAGAAGACAAATCAACTAGTTGACAGATACAAAGTAGAGTGGTGGGACGGGGCACAAATAACTTATTGGGAACAACAAGTCGACGACTCTTGGATAAGAGACACTGGATATACAGACAATCCCGCTCCGCATTGGTTCAATATAAACGAAACATTAGAAACGAAAGAACCAAATGGTTGGGGAAAGCCTCCGTTTGTTTTCATCCCAAATAATTCTGAGTGGTCTGGTGATCTTACACCTATCAAACCTTTGATAGATGCTTATGACAAAGTTTTTTCAGGGTTGTGCAACGACCTTGAAGATTTTCAAGAGTTAATTTATATTGTTAAAAATATGATGGGAATGAGCGAAACAGAAAGACAAGGATTAAGCCAAGTTAGTTTTTTCCTAAAGAATATCAAAGCTAAAAAAGTCGCGTTTGTAGAAGGTGATGGAGACGTAACAAATCTTAAAAGTGAAATCCCAACAGCGGCAATCGAAAAATTTCTTGATATAACAAGCAAAGCTATTTATAGATTTGGTCAAGGTGTAGATACTGAAAAAACAGATTACGGGAATTTATCCGGTAGAGCCTTACAAATACTTTATGCGGGGCTTTATTCTAAGTGTGATTCTCTTATCATAAAAATGAAAAAAGCGCTATCTGAATTTATGTGGTTCGTGGTTAAATATATTAACGATAGAGATCACACTAATTATGATTACAAACAAGTTGTGTTTACATTCAATCGAGCATCAGTAGTTAATGAACCGGAAATAATTGAAGGACTTGCCCAAACAACTTGGTTAAGCAGACAGCGAATGCTGGAACTTGATCCACGAGTTGACAACGTGAACGATGAACTGGCTCGTCAAGAGGCAGAGAAAGAAAGAGATATTGCAGACAACCGAACTAAGATGGATAACGTACAAGACCCAAACGATTATGATGCTGAGGGCAATGTTGTGAGTAAAGATTACGAAGGAGAACGGTATAATAATTTAGGCGAACTGAAAAACAATATGATGAATAAAGACGGAATAAATGCGTAAATGTTTTTTAATACTAGAGAATAATTTTGTATGTTTTGTTTAACAAATAACTAACTTAAGAAAGAGGTTATGAATGACAGCAACAGAATCGCACGCCGAATTCTTAAAAAGTCTCACCGATCTTGTAAATAAATTTCACGAAGAACACAAAGACTTATTCATCAATGACATCGATATTGTAAGTGATAGTGATCCAACTGGTGCGAAAGTTGTCCTCGGTATACAAGTAAGAATATTAGCACAACCAGAGAGGTGGAATAATGAATCTTGACATGGGACTTGAAGAGGGAAAAGACAAAATAGATTCGTTTTATATTACGCCGAATTACGTTTTAGGCTCGATATCACATAATAAACACAAACGAAAGAGGTCAAGTTTTCGGAGAAAAGAAATTAATTAACTTTGTAAAAAGTGTATTTGGAAATTAATAAAAAGAGGGAATTATGTGGATAGGAAGAAAAGAGTTTGACGAACTGAAAAGAAAAGTAGAAAAACTAACCGAAAGAAATAGTTCTGTGGAGTCTGAGGTTTTCGATGTGGTTAGCGCACCTTTGTTTTTTATTGATAATTGCGGCAAGAAGCATCGCGACGGGGATGTATTCACAACCATTCCACTCGTATCCAAAGATATAATAAAAATCAGAGAAAACGCAAACTTCATTGAGAAGATGCTGCCATTTTATAAACAGTGCGGTTTATATTTCTTATTTTTGAATTCAATATTACTTTTATGCGAGTATAAGAAAATATTAGACGAGATGGAATCTTAATGGAAAATCTTAGTTTCAATTCTACTGTAGTGCGATTAATACTAATTGCAAAGTACAAATTGATTATGAGATATTAAATGGAACTACCATACGGAATAATCAGACTGTTATACCTAACCACAAAAATAAACATCTCCTATCCTACCATACTTGGGAAATATATAAACGAACTTATGCACAGTGACAGAGCTTCTGAAATTACGTTTGGTGAGTTGCGCAAATATGTTTTCAAAAGAATACTCCAAGACTATTTCACAAACATAAATCTAATCGCGAAGTATAAACTAATTATGAGATACTGAGGTGTATAATCTTTTAGGATACAACATTTTTGTTAGCGAGTATATTCCACAAGACAAAATATTTATTAGCAATAATAAAGATGTATATGTTTGCGAAATTAACTACCCACAATTAATTTATAACATAGTCCCCGATTTTATGGACGCAGTACACACCATTGCGCGGTATAATATTAATAAGATTTTTAGAAGAGCGGATTATTTATTTAACAAAAACCAATGACAGACAACGAAGCAAATAAAAAATTAAATCAACTACTCTTAAAGGCCGATGGACTATTTGATAAGCGATATTCTATCACAGAGAACAATATAATAAACGGATATAGGAGATCGTTAGAAGAAATCAAGGCAAAGCTATCAAAGATGTTCGAAGACTATAACGGCAAACCCACGATAACGGAACTCCGCAAATTCAAGCGACTTGATGTTTTAGAAAAACAGATTACAGAAATTATAGCTAAAATGGAACACGTCCAACTAAATACAATTAGTTCTAATGTAAAAGGGAGTCTTATACAGTCATACGATTTAACGGGTGCGGCTTTTAACACAGCGACTGGATTAGATTTTGCGTTTACAATAGTCCCGAAAGAAAGCATAGATTTTGTATTAAGGTATAATCGCTGGCCGGATTTAATTAAAAATGATAACGCAAAATTACTAACAAATATACTTAGTGAAAACGAAAAGTATCTACGTGCGAATGCTAGTCAAGAAGTTGCTGGGGGTTTAGCTCAAGGGAAGTCTTACGCGAAAGTGATAAAATCTATTAGCGAAAGATTCGATATAACGAGGACAAGGGCAACCGCAATAACTTACGATCAAATGCACAGCGCACAAATGGCTGGGCGTAACGAAGGAATAAAGAGTGCGAGTGCGGCTGCTGAAAGATTAGGCCTAGAATTTGAAAAGATTTGGGTCCATAATAACATTCGTAAAAGACCGCGTCCGGATCACGTCTTGATGGGTAAAGAAGGTTATAAAGGGCATGTTGCGGATAAGAAAGGAATTTTTACATTACCGGACGGGACAAAGACAGAGGCTCCGGGATTAACAGGAAATCCGAAGCATGATATTTTTTGCGCGTGCTCGTGTTCACTCCGGATTAAGGGATTAGACTAATGACAACACCTAAATTTAGAATCGGGAAAAAGATGTTCAAAATACTCACTTGTAAAATAAATGAATATTGGTCAATGAAGTTTACTAATCTGAATTTAGTTCTTGATTGGTATTCTTATTATTTATTAGTCGGAGGAAATAATTAAATGACTTACTATGTAGATTATAAAAACGGCAAAGATTCTTTCAAGGGAACTGAACCGACTAGCCATGCTTTCAATGTTTTATATATCGCTTGGATTAGTCCAGGGGTTGGCCTCTTATCAGGTGCAATACTTTTATGTAATCCTTATTATGTAGATGGCGAAAAAAGGTAATAAAGAATTAACCAATCCAACAATTAAATGAGGATGGAATGAATTCAGAAAATGAACGGAAGTATAATGAGCGAATAAATAGACCGATGCACAATATCAAAATAAGAAACGAAAACGGGAGGGGCTCACCAAGTCAGATATTAATAAATGATAAAGAATTCCCGGTAACTGCCTTACAGTTTAATCTTGATATGGAAAATCATAACAAAGCAGAAATAAGTATCTTGGTTCATAAATGTGATTTTGAGGTTAATGCAGACTTAGTTCTGAACGGTGTTATTGTGGGTATAGAAAACGAACGCCGATTATACGAGCAACTAAAAGAGAAGTTCGAACCGAAAAAGAAGATCGGGGAAGTTTATATGAAAGTGAATACAGACTTCACGCAAGATAATGTATTAAAAGTGAAGCATGCAGTTGATCGTATAATTAAGAATTTGTTAGATAGGCGAGGGTTACGTCAAGAATTTGAAAACATTGACACGGAGACCAAAGAGGAAATCAGAATTTCTTGGATGAAAATTATTATCGATGAGTTGCTAACTTGTATCCCAGAAGAACCCGAATGGATTAGCGTTAAAGACTTCCAACCAGCGAATACCAGCGATGTTGAAACTATTGGCGATAGAAATACTGGCATGCAAACTATTGTGCTTTGCCTTTTCCAAAACGGGATATTTTATTCTGGATATCATTTAATAACCCCAACCCACTGGAGATACAAGAAATGATAGTCCTTGAATTGCCCATGATTTATTTAGATAATTTCGAAGATGTAGAAAAAGGGAAAGAACAGGGATTTGATATCGACCCAATAAGGAAGGTGTTGCCGACAACTTTTCTGATACCAGAGACATCTTTTGTAAGAATAAACGATTCTAGTGACGGAGAAACGACGATAAGAGTTGACGAATATTCGTGCAATATAAAAGCAGATTACGAAACTGTAAGATCAATTATTAATAAAGAATTAGAAATGAATAGATTTGGTTAAAAAACAATTTGACAAAGGACAAAAGAAAAATTAAATTACAGGCAAGGCATGGAACCTATTAATAGACGGTACATATTTTCAAAGGAAGATGCACTTGATATGCTTTTGGTTTCACTTGAATTGCTTGATTTAAATCCCAGAAACGGGAACGGAAGAGTTGAATTGGTTTATCAAGATGGTATTTTATTAAATACAACGACAACAATGAGAACGCAGGTAAAAGTAAAAGTAACAGATATTCTTAAAAAGTTTTTTCATTTAGATTAAAATAGAGGTGCAATGTATTTGCAAAATGTTGTTGTAGAAAAGTCTGATAAGGATTTTTCGTATAGTTGGTTAAAGGGTTGCGTCTCACAAACAGAAACGTCTAACTTAATACATGATCCACAGCAACTATATTATTTTGCAACTAAATTTTATGAAGGTGAGCCTGTGTTAGAATTTATAGAAACACTAGAAAAGATTTGCGTTGAACTAAGAAAGTTAGAGAAAGATACAACAGAAATAGACAACGCAACAGAAGAAACAATAGTACGTTAATGAAAGAAGAACTGATGATGTGATTAGGTGCGCTCCGAAGGCGATAGTCTGAATCATTCGTAACATCCAAGTTTAACTCTTGGCGCATTATTAGTCTAACTAAATAAGTTTCGATATTGTTTATATAAAGCAATAATTGTTCTTAAAAATAAAAGTTTCTTAAATCTATTTTGGAGTCAAGTCTTATAAACTTGGCGGGTTAGCTGGTGCGGTTGATTGAACGCACAGTAAGGGTTCGAATCCCTTTCTAAGATAAGATTCAGGGAAAACATCGCTGATCGAAATAGAAGGCGAGTTGATAAAGACAAAAATCTTTATTGGCTCGCCTTTTTTGTTTATAAAAAGTTTGTAGCAAATGCCTCTTTAGTATTTCGTGAGCTTAACGAAAGATAGTGCGGGACACAACCCGCTTAAAAAGTGTAACTAAAAATAAAAAATAAAGGAGTAGTACAAGATGGACGAAATCAAGGATTTAAAAGCAGTAGTGAAAGAAAAACTTGGTGATTTGCTCACGCCGGAAATGGAAACAAAACTAGGCGACGAAAAGGTTCTGTTAGACGCAAAGAATTTTGTTCCCCTTTCTAAACTTGAAAAAGAATCCGGTTTAGTAAAAAGTCTCAATGAACAACTGGAAGCAAAAGAAAAACTTTTGCAAGATACAATCACTCAGAGAGACAAGGACTTAAAGAAACTAGCGAAAGATGCCGAAGGTAATCCCGAATTGGTTAAGAAATTTGAGGACCAAATTAAAGCCAACAAGGAAGAATCAGACGCATTAAAAATCCAGAACGAGGAAATAAAAACCAAATCCTTGAATGACAAAAAACATCTTGCAGTTTTGGAAATGCTAATGGATAACGAAGTTCTCAAACCAACGCATAGGACTATGCTGGCGAGAGAAATCGAATTAAGCATAGGGTTAGATAAAATCGAACTTGATGAAATCGGGAAGGTAAAAAAGTCCGATGAAATTATGAAACCCTACAAAGAGAACCCCGATTATTCTGGATTCATTGGCAAAACAGTTGCGATAGGACAAAGGCATGTTCAAGGTGAAATTGATATGAGTGGTGATCTTTTCACACGAGAACAATTAAATTCATTAACGAAAGAACAATTGCTCGATCCGAAAGTTATGGCCAAAGCAGATAAATCATACGCGGTAATCGGCAAAGTCTAAGGAGAAAAATAAAGATGTCAATTCAAAATTTTAACAAAACATATTGGGAAGCAAAGTTACAAGTGTCGCTCGAAAAGATACACGTAGCGGCTTCCGTAGCAAACAAGAGTTATCAAGGGACTTTGAAAAATCTTGATGACGAAGTAAAAATAATCCAGATCGGTGACGTGAATATTAACGCTTTTACACGAAGAATGACTTTAATTCGTCAAGAAATGAGTGATGCTTCTCTGAAATTGAAAGCAGATCAACCTTATTATTTTGACTTTGATGTAAACGATGTTGACGCGGTACAAGAGAAAGCAAATATTCTAACAGCAACTACAAACAAAGCGGCTTATGGTTTTAGAGATATAGCTGATACTTACATGTTAGGTCTTTATGCGCAAGCGGGATTAACAAGTTATGCAACCGGCACTACGCCTTGGGATGTAACTTCTCTAAATGTTCAAGACGTGCTTTTAGACATTCAGGAGAAAATGGCACGTGTCCCAAGGGAGGGTAGATTTATAATTTGTCCTCAATGGTTCCACTCAAAATTAGAGTCCGCTAGTTTAACTAACAAACAAGATAACAATACAATTTTCACAAACGGTAAAGTAGATAGAATTGCTGGTTTTGATATTCTCCTATCTGAAAATGTTTCTGCAAACTCAACCACAACATGGGACCAAACAAGGATAATCGCCGGTGTTCGCGGTGAATCATTTGCTTATGCAGATGCTATCTTGAAGATCGAAGCATTCAGACCGGAAGCTGGATTTGAAGATGCGGTAAAAGGTCTCTATGTGTTTGGTGCAAAAATATTGCGTCCAGATATGACATGCGTTGCGTATTGCGATAAGACAGCGGAGGCATAAC